TGTTGACTACTTAGCCACCAGGATAAGGCAAGAAGAAACTAAACTAACACTTTTAAAAATAGGAAGTCATGCAGATAACTAAATTATTAAACGACAAAGAAATAAAACATGGTTTATTATTGGTAGAGAAATATCCAAAACCAATTAATAAAAACAATGTTGTAAACACAAATAGTGCCTTGCTGCAATTTTACTCCGGTAACGATGGAGCAGGTAGGAAGTTTTATGAGTATATGAATCCGGAAAGATTACAAGCTATTTTATTTATGATAGTAAATAATAGTTCAGAAAAAGACGATGTGAAAGCTAAAGCAGCTACGATGTTTAAGAAAATCTTCAAAAGTTGAGTGGTGTTTACTAAGTGTGTTTTCAGCCGCAGGTGTTTTTCCTGCGGCTTTTTTGTTACCACTCCACACCTTGCTTTATCGCATATTCAAGAATGCCTTTAGCGTGAGCTTTCGCCACTGCCTCCTGCCATTCTCTGTCTATCATTAACACAGCATCGTTGTAATTGGTAAAGAATCCATTTTCTGTCAACACCGCTGGCACTGTTGTAGCCGTTAACATTTGAAACCTTGCCTCTTTGTCAAGGTCACCATCACTGTAATCATGTCTATGCACCCAGCCTGGAGTAGCATCTTTTACCTCTTCTCCTATCATAGTTGCAAGAAGATCCGACTTTGTATCACCTGGCGATGTAAATACCTCCCATCCTCTGGCAGATGTTGAACCTGCCGCATTGCCGTGAATAGAAACAAGCACAGCAGCCTTGCCAAGTGTGGCATAGCTATTTACGAGCTGACATCTTTTATTTAATGATGTGTCGTTAATAGGCTCGTAGACTTGTTTCACCTGGAAGCCATAGTCAAGAAGAAACTGTTCAAGGAAATTAGCAACGGAGCGATTAAACACGCCTTCATAGAACCATCCATAAGAGTGAAACTTACCATGTTTATGTTGGAAGCACTTTGATGGATAGGTCACATATTTATCCGGCCCTATTCCTTTGTTAAGACCTCCATGCCCAGCATCCACACATACTACAAAATCATTTGGTCTCATTCTGCAAATTGAAAGTTGTACAATAATTTTTTTTCTGTGTCTATCGTGTATTTCATCCAAATGCCTGCACCCGCTTTAGGAGACAAGCCTTTTTCAACTGCGTACCCATTAAAATTAATAGGTGCATTTTGGTAGGTGCCTGTCTTTATGTGCCATTGCTGATCTACACTTTCACCGTATCGAGAAATGCGATTCCTTGTTACAGGAACAATCCATCTATCATGCGTATGTCCGGAGATTACAATGTTAGCATCTGGCAAATAAACAGCTCTTCTATTTGTTTGAATTACATCCTTAGTTACAGGCCCTCCACCTCCGTAACCGTGGTGATAAGCCATAATTAAAGGCACTTTACTGCCCTCATCCAGGTAAGCATACATTCTACAATAAATATATCCAGAATAATTACCCTGTGTCATTTCTAACTTATCGCAAATCTTGTCAACTATGCCATACTCAATGCGCTTTTCTACGCTTGTCTCATGGTTGCCAGGTGAATAGAAAGCTAAGATAGATTTGTATGGCATTAAAAATTCTACAACATCTTTAATTACTTCGTCAATGTACCTTGCGGAATTGTATTTAGGATTTAAATCTGCCTTGTTGCTACGAGGATCATATTTACCTTGCATCAAGTCAAGCAAATCACCAAAGATAAATACTAAAGCATTTCTTTCCATTGCAAGGTCAAGGTGTTGCTTTAACTTTACTCTGTCGCAATGCACACTGTCAAGGTGTACATCGGAAATAAGTAAGAAATACCTATCTTTTTTATAGACTTGATAGTCCATAAATTGATAGGTGTTTGGAAATATTTTTTGTAACATAGTTTTTTTTTTAAAAAAAGGGCATTGTAAATCAATACAACGCCCTCGGCTGCCTAAGGTAGCGAATCCTACTGCGCCTATAATTTAAAACCAATGAGTGCAAAAGCTGCCGAAATCAAAGAAAGTTTAGGTGGTAGTTTTACCTCTATTTCTTTGCCAGCGCACTCTTTGGATGTCTCTTTTATTTTATCCCAAATAATTTGAGCCAACTGGATATATTCCCGCCAAGTAAATTTTACCTTATTGCCTTCCAAATGAACGTTGATTTCCGAGGCTAACTCGGCAAAGTTCATGGAGTAACAGGCAACGTCTCCAAGAGGTGACTTAATTGTGTCGGCTGATTTTAAAGCCTCTTTAAGATTAGTCTGCATATTGTGTTTTTTTAAATTTTCAAAAATTACTGAATGCGTGATTATTTTTTCCATTCTTTTAACGTTTAAAAAATCTAATTATTACTGTAAAAAGATTTACTCCCGTAATCCGCTTGACATTCTCCGCCACGCTGAACAACTCTGTTCCAGCGATGACCGAACTCACAAGATAAACGATAGGTACTGGGATTGCAAAGGTAAGCTGCGCACCGTGAAATATAAGGATAGATGTAAAATATACCACTATCTTCTCCGTTGTCCTGTACAGTCCTTTGCTCGTTATCGCCTTGCCCTCTTTCTTTGCTGCCTTGATTCCCGTGATTGTGTCAGCTATGACCACTCCGATAGTAAATAAAAGGAAATGTTTAATCGGGAAGAAAAAGGAAAAGATAAAGCCTGTTGTCAATGCCACGGCAAAGAAATCATAGCCTTGTTTAAGTAGGTTTAAAATTATTGACTTCATGTTATTCCTTTTTTATAAGCCGCACCTCATTGTCAACCGTTGCAAATTTACCATTAGTAAATTTATACAAATCATAGCGCACACCGTTGAAGGCAAAGCTGACTTGATTTGTGAATGTGCTGAGTAAAAGATTAGTTGATATAGAATAAACTTTGCCGTTGTCTGGATTAAAAATAAATCTGTTGGCATTGTTTATTTGAATCTCACCAAGAATATTTTCCCCGTTAAATACCAATGTCCAATCGCCTAAAAAAGCCGTTGTGTCCCTAAGTGCCGTTGATGTGTAAACAGGCTTTCCGCTTATTTGAATGTGCAAATTATTGTAGTAATTAATTCGCTTTACCGCTTTACCTTTTAAAATCAATGGCTTTGCATGAATGGCAATCGTGTTGCTTTGCCTTTCCGCATCGGTAACAAGTGCGTTAATGGCTGTTAAGCTATCTCCAAGTATTTGTTTATTCCCTGTCACCGTGCTATCACTGAATGTGGTCATGGTAACAATGTAATAAATGTCGCCTTGCTTTTGAATGTAAACTGTGTCGCTTACAACGTCTTGAGAAAGGGCAAGATAAGGAAGGAGGAGGAAGAAAAGTATGTTTTTCATGTTATTTGTTTTCAAGGATTAAAATTCTTTGTTCAAGTGCCTTAATGAGAACGTTTTGTTCTTGTATGGCTTTTACTAAAATAGGTATTAAATTTTGAGTAGCTAATCCCATTGTTGAAGTTGGCTCACTGTCATCAGCTGCTTTTACTATTGATTTTGCAAATGTTTCAGTTGATAAAGCCCTGTCAACGTCTTGCGCAATAAAACCAACTTCTTCGTATTGGCTAAAATTATTTTCAGTATCAGAAATAAAATTAAAAGTAACTGGTTTTAATTTATTGATAATTTCTAACCCTTTGTTTAAAGGTGTAATATTTTCTTTATATTTTTCATCAGATGTGGCGATGGTTGCATTTGTTGCAAATATTTGTCCGTTAACTTGCAAAGGATAAGCACCATTGTCTGTTGCCCCGTAACCTATTCCTACTTCACCAACCTCATTTATTCTCATTCTTTCATCTACTCCATTAGCATTTGTTGGTTTCGTGTAAAAACGCATAATACCAGAGTGACCAGCCGCTCGCCCAACATTTCCAGCATTAGTCACAATTACATCTATTTTACCAGCAACATATCTGGCGTCATTTGCTTGACCTATAAAATTTGTTTGACCAAGCACTGTATTTGTTGCTACATAATTACTTGCGTCTGAAAATACACCAAAATCAAATCTTGCAGTTGTTGAACTATTTGGTGTTGTTCCAGAATTATTTACAACAAAAATAACCTCATTCCCAGAACCACTATTTGTGCTAACTTGAAAATTATAACCAGCAAAAGGTATTGCGCCAAATCCAACATCACCAGCTGATGTAATGTGCATTCTTTGAACTCCATTTGTTGATAATCCTAAAGTATTTGCAGCTGGTAAATACATCCCCGTGCCTGTCACCGTGCTTGCCGTTGGATTAAACCGTGTTGCCGTAATTGCGCTTGTAAAGGTCTTTGCCCCTCCAATGCTACTTTGCGTCGTTGTTAAATCTACAAAGTTTTGCGTTGCGCTTCCTGTTCCCCCGTTTGCCACCGCCAAAGTACCGCCCAATGTAACCGCGCCTGTTGTTGCTGTGGATGGAGTTAAGCCTGTTGTTCCAGCGCTGAATGAAGATACTGATACTCCGCCTCCTGCTTGTATCCATCCATTGCTTGCCGTTTTATAATGCCATAATAAATTTGTGACTGTATCAAGCAAAAGAAATGCACTTGTATCTTGTTTGTTTGCCCGTGTTATTTTACTTGTTGCCGTTACTGTGTCAATGGATGCCAAGCCTCGAAAAACGAGCCCATCTGCGGTCGTTTGTTCTCCAAGTGTTATCTTTTGTCCTGCGTTGCCCGTGTACTGTGCCATGCATAAGCAAGGGAAAAGGAGGAGGAAAAGGAGTTGTTTCATGTTTATGTTTTTAATGATTAATTACCAGACATTTTAATCCAGTTAGTCCCATTGCTAACAAGTGTAGCATATTTACCTCCACCAGATACTA